TTGGTTGACTACTGTTATTTTTTTATTAATATCCTTGAGACCCGCAAACCAAGCATTCAATGCATCGCAGAACCCACTGACTTGAAATACTGTGGATATTGTGGATGCTTCATTCACCATCTGATTTAACTCGAAAAAATCTTCACGATCTAGGCTGCCAGCAGCCAACGCAGACTTTGCTCTCTCTAATTTTGCAGCTTCTCTCTGAGCGAGAGCAAAAGCCTCAGTATTTACATTAGTAACTCGTCCAGTTCCAAACATGTCTGCCACTGTGAGTGCTTTAATTTTAAAAATAGCAGGGCTTACCACATGAGTCTGATTAAATGCTTGATGATTATAAGGTACCGCGTCGATTTTGTATTCTGTGCCCTTGGTACTTACTTTGGATTTCATTGATGTTAATGCTATCGGTATGTACTTAGACAAATTAGGAATAGGACTTCCGGATGTCACTCCGTCTTTATAACCATAAAAATCAATCTGTAGTAGATATGGTTGTTTTAGATAATTTGCTGATCCAATGTCCTGACAAGCAGCCACCAATCTATTAATAAAAGTAAATCCCACAGGTTCAACTATGGTAAAACTACACTCAATTAAATTACTGTTACGATTCCGTGTGGTAACGTTGACTATGGTCTTCATATGAAAATCGTCAAAGTAAAAATCTTCACGGAAATTAGGATCCCGTTTAAAATTATTTGAATTCTTTCCGGCACTGGCCACCAATACATTTTGAGGAATATAAGAAGTATCGGGATTTTCTATTAGATTATTGTATTGTGTCTGTGACAACAAATGTAGACTCAGTCCGTAAGTATAAGATTCATAATCACTTAAAGGATTGGGCAACGGTATTTGCCTAGTCTGAGGCGGCGTGTTGGCGGCCTCTTCTCCTGGATTGCCCACACCTGTTGCTGAACTTGTTGCTGATTGTCTAGCTAATACTTCTTCGTCGGACCTCCCTTCAGGATTTCGTCGTGCCAGTATTTCTTCATCGGACAAACCCTCAAAAATTCCTCCAGAGTCCCCCGAAGGCTTATCAGCCTGACTTAAAAGGGCAAGTTCCGCTGCTGTTATAGGGGTGGTCATAATTGATTATCCTATGATCCCAACAATGGTGTCTTTTTTAGGTAAAAATATTGTGTTGCCTATTCGCATGTCAAATACCGGATCTTGTATGGTGTTGGGATTTCTCAGTGCAAATACCCACCATAATTTCACATCACCGTATAAGTCATAGGCCAACAAATCTGGTCTGTACTGATATGTTTTATTCACTTGAAATAGCACATCGTCTGGTTGTTTTGGTATGGCAGGAAACGCTGAGATATCTAAAAATTTACCAAATGTACCAGTACCAAAGTAAGGACTTGATCTATCGTATATTACTTCGGCCATTATAGGAATCCTCGGTCTATCAATGCACCTGCACTGAATTTTTCTAGTGTAAAGTTATCAGCAACATTGCGTCTACTGTACACTGGTTGCAGTGTTATTGCAATAGTGCTCATGGTGGGCAACATGGTTGCACGGCCCGCCATGTTGGTGTTTATTTGATTACCCACTACATTGTCCAAACTGGAGCCCACAGGAGTTTTTACATAATCAACATCTGCGGGCATGGTGTGACTAAAGTTAGTAACCACACAAGGCACATATGGCAAATACGCATCACCAAACCCAGATAAAAATACCAACGGGGGAGGTGTACCGGCCAGTGGACTATTGCCAAAAAACATTTTGGTACAAGCTCTAAAAAATTGTATGGTGGCCATGAGATATTGCCCTTCTTCTACATTTTGTACTGTAAAATCCCCGTTGAGCTGTATACTTTGAACTTCACTACCTTCGTAAAAATAGTTGGAATAATTACTGTGCGTAAGAGTAGTGGGATTGTATCTGGCTGCGTGAGACACTGTCATGGTTGGTGTATACGGAAATATCACACCCCGAGTCTGACTCAGAGGATACATTATGGCATTACTTTGATTGTTGTAAAACAATGCTGCGGTAGCGGGAGCCATACTGACCCGCACACGCCAGTCAGCTTCGGGATCCAAAGGAGTTCCGTTGGCTCCCATCCAATCGAAGTTAAATACACGACCAGCAATGTCTTGCAGCACCGAAACTGCGCCGCCGGCCAGACCTGCACCTGCCAAACGAGCTGCACTGGCAGTGGCCGGAGCGTTTACCTGTGCTGCTTGTGCAAAGCCCGCGGATTGACCGACACCATCCGGCGTGGTATTATTTGAATAAGCTGAAGGGCTCGACTGTAAATTTGACATATGTACCTACTATCAAATATTTATCGAAAGAAAAAACTGCTAGTTTTATAAAAGGTTGACACAGGGTTAACAAAAGTGTTAGTATACGCTAACTTTCCAGGAGAACAAAAATTAAACACAATTATCTCAACAATAAAGATATCTTAAAAGAAATTCACAAAAGTAAAACCACATATTGCGTGTTCACTGATCCCACCGACTCGGATTATGATATGATTTTACTGGATGTTAAGAAAATCAATAAGAAAAACATATTGGAAGCCCGTAAATTACGAGCCGAACGATTAAGCAAACTGGCTCACGAAGCCGCAGTGTTGGCCACTGGCGAGAAACAAAAAGCAGATCAATTTGAGATCAAATTGTCCAAAATTGCTGCGGCCGAAGTGGTATTTCGAGTAATGACTTGGGAACATATACCGGTCGACGATGTAAAAACACAAAAAGCCAAAAATACAGCCAAAGAACTGTATGAGGATGAAGAAGAAGTGGCGCACACCGAGTACGACGAAGATGATCCCAAACATAACAAATATGTCAAAGTCAACTTTCCCCCGTTCTATCACTATAAGGTTACCGAAGCGGGTGAACCTTACATAGTGGGCAAAAGTCATTGGAAAGGCCCAATTGATACTGGAGCGTTTACCAAAGACCATGGCGCCATGACCAACAAGCTGGCTCATATGTTTATGAAACTGTGTGAGCGCTATGCCACCCGTAGTAACTGGAGAGGATACACCTACAATGACGAAATGCGCAGCCAAGCCCTGCTGCAACTCAGCCAAATTGGTTTGCAATTCGACGAGTCAAAATCGCAGAACCCTTTTGCGTATTATACTGCCGCTATCACTAACAGCTTTACTCGTGTGCTAAACATCGAAAAGCGTAATCAAAATCTACGCGATGATATTTTGGAAATGAACAATTTAAATCCCAGTTATACCCGTCAAGGACAAAGTTCTGGTGGCGGCGGGTCTAGCTCTTACGACGAATAATGTGTTATACTGCTTAGATGAGTAATCTATTTAAAAAAGCCGCGGTATTCACTGATATTCACTTTGGATTAAAATCGAACAGTCAGTTGCACAACGACGACTGTTTGAATTTCGTCAAATGGGCCACTGCCAAGGCCAAAGCGGAAGGCTGCGAAACTGCAATGTTTCTGGGAGATTGGCACAACAATCGCGCCAGTATTAATATTGTCACGCTCAACTACAGTCTCCAAGCACTGGAGCATTTGAATGCCAATTTTGATACTGTTTATTTTATTCCCGGTAATCATGATTTGTATTACAGGGATAAGAGAGATATCCAAAGCGTAGAATGGGCCAAACATTTAAAAAATGTACACATCTGTAACGACTGGTTTTCCAGCGGTGATGTGGTAATTGCCCCGTGGTTAGTAGGGGATGATCATAAACGAATCCCCAAGCTGAATGCCAAATACATGTTTGGTCATTTTGAGCTACCGCACTTCTACATGAATGCCATGGTGCAGATGCCGGATCACGGCGAAGTCAAGCGAGAACACTTTGGCAACTTTGAACAGGTATTCACTGGACACTTTCATAAGCGACAACACAACAAAAATATTACCTATATCGGTAATTGCTTTCCTCACAACTATGCCGATGCAGGCGATGATGAGCGTGGCTTGATGATTTTGAACTGGGGCAAGGAACCCGAGTACCATGCTTGGCCAGATCAGCCAACTTATCGAGTATTAGGATTGGGTGCTATACTTAATAATGCAGACAGCATACTTAAACCGGGCATGCATGTTAGGGTAAATATTGATATAGATATCAGTTACGAAGAAGCAACTTTTATCAAAGAAACATTCATGCAGTCACATAGACTTCGCGAAATTACTCTTATTCCACAAAAAAATACAGACCTTAATGAATACGCAATACAGGGCAATGTGACTTTTGAATCAGTGGATCAAATTGTGACCAATCAACTTACTGCCATTGCCAGCGAACACTACGATAACAAACTATTGCTGGACATTTACAGAAATTTATGAAAATTTACGCCAACGGATGCTCGTTTACTTACGGGGACGAATTAATCAATCCAGCAGCGGATGCATGGCCTACGTTACTTGCCAATAAATTACACGGTAGTATAATTAATGATGCAATTTCTGGCGGGACCAACTATCGTACTTTATATAGAACTATAAAAAATATTAAAGAAGATTATGATTTATATTTGATCGCCTGGACTGACTATAGTCGATTTACAGTTTACAAATCCGACAACAATTTTGAAATAAATTTCAACTCTAAACTAAAAACCGAATTATATCAAAATACATATGAATTCAAAAGTTGGGGGCGTACATATTATAAACATTGGTATAATGAACTATATGCGTTTAAACTATGGCTTCAACAAATAATGCAATTACAATCGTTACTAAAAAACAAAAACTATGTAATGATCAACACCATGTCCAATAATTTATCCAATTGGACTGCCGATAAAGATCAGTTTATTAAGTCTGTCAAAAATTTTATCAACTTTGATATTATGAATGATAAACAAATATTTGATGAGTACGAAGAAATCAACTATTATATAGATAATATAGATCTGTCAAAATTTTATCGTTGGAATCAGTTTTATATAAGACAATTGTGTGGCGACTTTCCTATCGGTACCCGCGGGCACATGTTAGAACAAGGCCATCAACATCTGGCAGAATTGCTTTACACTCATATATGTTTAAAATAAAATCACTATCAGTTAAAAATTTTATGAGTGTGGGCAATGCCACTCAGGGTATTGACTTTGACCGACGAGATCTGACACTAGTGTTGGGTGAAAACTTAGATCTTGGTGGTGACGACAGCGGTGCTCGCAATGGCACGGGCAAGACTACCATTATTAATGCACTCAGTTATGCGCTGTTTGGTCAGGCCTTGACCAATATTAAAAAAGATAACTTGATCAACAAGACCAATATCAAACACATGCTGGTCACTATTGATTTTGAATGTGATGGGCGAGTGTACAGAATCGAACGGGGTCGCAAGCCCAATGTGCTCAAGTTTTATATCGACGAGCAAGAGTTAGAAAGCAAAGACGACAACAGTCAAGGTGACAGCAGGGAAACTCAACAAGAGATTGAACGACTACTGCGTATGAGCCACGATATGTTTAGGCATATAGTTGCGCTGAATACCTATACCGAGCCGTTCTTAAGTCTCAAAGCCAACGAGCAGCGAACCATCATTGAACAGTTGCTGGGCATTACCATGCTGAGTGAAAAAGCAGATTCTCTTAAAGAACAAAACAAAGCTACAAAAGATGCTATTCAACAAGAAGAATTTCGTATCAAAGCAGTAGGTGACGCCAACAAAAGAATTCAAGATCAGATCGACGCACTGTTGCGCAGGCAGACACTTTGGTTAAAGAAAAAAGATGAAGATATTTCTGGATTACAATCTGCTTACGACGAACTGGCTCAGTTAAACATCGAAGCTGAGTTAGATGCTCATACACAGTTGGCAGAATATACTCGGCGCAGTAAAGATATCACTGACAACCGCACCGCACTAAAACGGGCTGAATCAGATCGAGATCGAGAAATACTAGTGATCCGTAAGTTGAAAACAGAAATCGAAAGTTTAGAGAATCATACTTGTCACAGTTGCGGACAAGCGTTTCACGATGAAACACACGAATCTGTGCTGAATAATAAACGAACTTTATTAATAACAACTACTGAAACATTCGATGCACACTGCCGCGCCGTGGATCAACTACTGGTTGCCGGCACACAAATCGGTGCGCTAGGTATCAAGCCCGTGACATTTTATGACAAAGAAAGCGATGCATTTGAACATCGCAGCAGTATGGCATCAGTACTGACTCAACTAGTCAGCAAACAATCCGAAGAGGATCCGTATGCTGAACAAATTAAAGAAATGCAAGAGCAAGCTCTTCAAGAAATTACTTACGATTCAATGAATCAACTGACTCGCGTCAAAGAGCACCAAGAATTTTTACTCAAGCTGTTGACCAACAAAGATAGTTTTATTCGTAAAAAGATCATTGATCAAAATTTAAGCTACCTAAATGCTCGACTGGGCTATTACTTGGACAAAATTGGATTGCCACATACTGTTAAATTCAATAATGATCTATCAGTTAGTATCGAAGAATTGGGCCGTGAGTTAGACTTTGATAATTTAAGTCGCGGTGAACGCAATAGATTGATTCTAAGTTTAAGCTGGAGCTTCCGTGATGTATGGGAAAGTCTATACAGTCAAATCAATTTGCTGTTCATTGACGAACTGGTAGACAGCGGCATGGACAGTAGCGGAGTAGAGAATGCTCTAGCTATTCTTAAGAAAATGAGTCGAGAAGGACAGAAAAGCGTTTGGTTAGTTTCTCATAAAGATGAGTTGGCTGGCAGAGTAAACAACATTCTTACTGTAGTTAAAGAAAACGGCTTTACCAATTATAATACAGATGTCGAAGTTGTTTGAAACTGCCAAAGTATTGCATTTAGAGATCACTGATGTGTGCCAAGCTGAGTGTCCGTTGTGTGCAAGGGAAACAGATCCACTATTCAACAAAGATCTGAAACATAATCTAACGGTTTCGGACATGGCCACTATTTTGGGCGAACAGTTTATCAGCAGATTAGATAAAATGTTTATGTGTGGCAACTACGGCGATCCCGCGGCAGGTGCCAATACACTAAGCATTGTTGATTATTTCAGACAAGTTAACAAACACATTATCTTGGGTATGAATACCAACGGCGGCGTACAATCTCCGAGTTGGTGGGCTGAATTAGGACAACGATTCGATCAACCCACTGACTATGTGGTTTTCAGTATCGACGGACTAGAGGATACCAATCACATTTACCGGAAAAAAGTAAATTGGATCAAGGTAATGAATAATGCAGCCGCGTTTATTAAAGCAGGCGGCAGTGCCCATTGGGACATGTTGGTTTACGAACACAATGAGCATCAAGTTGATATAGCAGAACAGATGGCCCGTGATATGGGGTTTACTTGGTTTAGAGCCAAAGTAAGCAAGCGACCCAGCAATATCAGTTGGTTGCAGCCACCCAAGGCGTGGGCGCAGCCACCAACAGCCACAGGGACTATAGACTGTCATGTGTTAAAAGAACAAAGTGTATATGTGTCTGCTCGTGGAATAGTGTACCCGTGCTGCTGGTTGGGCCAAAACTCGGAATTTACCATAGATAAGTTTGATGATATTTCTCACAGTTGGAGTTCATCGCCCAATCCCGTATGCACAGCCACTTGCGCAACTAATCGACACGGTACTAATTTTACAAATCAGTGGCAAAGGAATATAGCATTATGTTAGCAACATGGCACTGGCATATCGAAATTAGTAGCAAATGTACGCTGCGCTGCTCTAGGTGCGCACGGCAAGAAGTGCCCAGCACCTTAGTGAATACTGAATTAGATTTAGAATTTTTTAAAAGAAATTTTACCCCTGAATTTATTCTTTCTACAGTAGAAAAAATAACATTCTGCGGCGATGACGGCGATCCTATATACGCACATGACCTAATACCTGTGATCAAATATCTAAAATCAGTCAAAGATATAGAAATTGTTATTGTTACCAACGGCAGCTATAAAAAAGAATCATGGTGGGCTGAGTTAGGAAACACATTAACGGTTAAAGATAGTGTACATTTTAGTGTGGACGGTTTTGACAACCGTAGCAATAATTTGTATAGAATAAACAGCGACTACGATAGTATAATACAAGGTATAAAAACACTACGGGCGCTGAGCGAATGTCAGATTATTTGGGCTGCGATTGCTTTTCGATTTAATGAAAATCATCTAGACTCGATGAAAGAATATGCACAGTTGTTGGGTGCGGATCGATTTCAAATTACACTGAGTACAAAGTTTGGAGTAATTTATCCCAATTATGGTGAAAATGATCCTCTTCAACCCAGCAAAAAATATATCAGTAGTTCCCACCGATTTGAACGCCAAATAACTGATTTTACTGTTAGGCAAACACCTGTTCACCCAATTAATATTAAACTCTATGAACACACAAAATTAAAAGACACAATCGTGCCGTTATGTGAAATTGGCAACAAAGGCTTGTACATAGATGCACAAGGCAGATTATTTCCCTGTTGCTGGGTTGCTAATAGGTATTCACATAACCAAGAATGGCAAGACCTCGGAACAAAATTTAATTTAAACAACATAACAATAGAACAGGCACTAGCAGACTCTTTCTGGATCAATGAATTTCAATCGTTTAAATGGCAAGAATGCCAGACTAAATGCAAGAAAAACATGGTAAACCAGGAATATGCAACATCATGGTAAACTAGATAAATTATAGTACACATGGCACAACAAATCTAACATGACTTGGTTTTTTCAAGACACTCCAGTTGAGAAATTGCCCGAGGATTGTATAGGATTTGTATATCTGATTACAAATAATCTATCTGGACGAAAGTACATAGGCAAAAAATTAGCCAAATTCGCTAAAACCACTACCAAAGTAGTGAAATTAAAGAACGGCGCTAAAAAGAAAAAGAAAATCCGCTCAAAGGTCGACAGCGACTGGAGAGAATATTATGGCTCAAGCACGGAATTATCCGCAGACATCACTGCACTAGGCACCGAAAACTTTACCAGAGAAATACTTTACTATTGTAAATCAAAAGCAGAATGTAGTTACATCGAAGCAAGAGAACAATTCAATCGCAAAGTGTTAGAATCCGCAGATTATTATAACGGACAGATTTCTGTTCGTGTACATGGCTCCCACATAAAAAACAAACTCTGACTTCAAGTCAACGCATCAACAGTAAACAAGCCAGCGTTAGCTAATATCGAACGCCCGTATACCTGGATCTAGGATCGCAGGGATGGAAGACTCTTCGCTGTAAAGAGCACTCAATCACTATCCTTGACAGGACGAAGATCGCAAATGCCGCGGTTTGATTGTTTGAAAATAATTTTATAAGGCTGAAATGAGGGAAGAAATATCCCAGGTTTATTTGTATGTTAGCGTATACATTGTAAACTGCCGTTGTTATAAGAACTGAGCTCGAGGTACCGGACAACCGCCTCTGTAACTGCTCTAACGCTGATGACTGTGCTACTCGGATGAAGCATTTTTCAACTTTGCCCGCAAGGGCAAAGTGTGACTGTTTAATCTGGATGAAACTTATATCGCTTCGCTCTTAAGAACTACAATTGATCACTGAGTGGTAACGAAAGTGATGGATGTGCGCAGCACATCTTAGAAGTATGGCAATCCTGTTTCGTTGGTAGTTTTAATGTTATCTTCTATAATCTTAAAGATAATTTCTCTATCTTGATAACTTAATTGATATGCTTCGTCTAGGGTAACACCACCACGCATACCCCAACATAATTTATAAATTGATTTCTTTAAGGCTTTTGAATCTTTGTCGAAGTCATCTAACATACGAGTTATTGACTCATTGT